ATTGGGGTTTTTGGGTAAAGCCGTCTATATTCTTATATAGCGACTATTCGACCCTGAACCTGTAATGGGTGGAATTCCGATTTTCAAATTGAGATTTCACCCATTCGACCCTGAACTACAAATGGTAGGAATTCCGATTACGCTATGTCTGGGTCATGGATTTTGTTCATGGCATCCAATAACGCTGCTTTACGCTTCATGCGTTCATTGTTCTTTTTGTTCAAGATGTCACCTTTGCCACCTACTGCTAATTCTTGTGGCTTTGGCTTGTTTCTTGTTTTTTCATTCTTTTCAAGCGTAGACTCTTTATGTGGTCTAAGCATTGCATCTTCAGGTTTGTAGTATCTGGTCATGTGTTTCATTACATATCCTTCATTTTTTCAGTAATGACTTCTTTTCTTGTTTTAGCTGCTTGTTTGAAGTCTTTAGCAGTTGGAGCGCCTTTAGCACCTGGTTTCTTCATTTTCTCGCCTGAGCCAGCTTTAATGCGTTCTCTTTTGGCATGAATATTTGCGTATAGTCCGTTTTTCATTAGCATTTCCACCTTGCTCTTGCTGCTTTACCTCGTTCCCCTGTCCAACCTTTAGACCTAGCGCAAAAACTATCATGTCTAGGGCCACTAGCTTGTGGGGCTTGCAGATTACTATTGTTCTTGGCATTGTAGGCTTTGCGGCCTGCTTCAGTCATGCCAGCGCCTTCTTCTACAGATTGGTAGTGACGGCCTTTGCCCTTGGTAGTTTTAGCAATAGGCTTGTCATGCTTCTCTACTGCAGCTCGGATTTGGTCTTTACGACTCATCTCGTTTGCCTAAAAAGCGACCATAAGCCTCTTCAAGTTTAGCTTTACGCTTACCTTTAGCGTTGTCTCGTTCTACATTAAGAGCAATAGCGACTGCCTGTTTTTTAGGCTTGCCAGCTTTCATTTCTGCTTTGATGTTTTTGCCTACGCTTTGAGCGCTACCTGATTTGTCGAGTGGCATAGCTATTCCTTGATTAAAGTAAATACGCTCCAATAAGGGTAAGCCTCAAAGAAGTTAGCATCCACTTCTTCAGTAGGCCGATACTCTGAGCGCACAAAGTCATTATACCTTTGAACATCAAATAGTAAATTACCTTTTTTGACTAATTTTGCCCAATATTCAATGGGTTGGATGTTTACATGGGTGGGGTCACCCATATACATTTCTTTAGTTTCACCATCCCTGATTGCATCTAAACATAAAAACATTCTGCCACCAGGTTTAAGGATTCGCTCAAACTCAGCGATGATGTCCTCCATCAGGTCTTGAGGAATATGTTCTAAGACTTGAGCAGAGTGAACTAAGTCTACGCTGTTATCTTCTAATGGGATTTTAGTAAGTGAACCGCAGATTAACTCATCATTATCAAAGTGTTCTGCGCCAAGTGCGACCATGTAAGACGATAAGTCCATGCCAATAGTCTTAAATCCTAGCTTTTTAAAGCCGTTTAGGATAGAACCGCAAGCGCAGCCACCATCAAATACAGTAGAACCTAGTGGCAAACCCTTAGATACCATCTTGGCGTACTCTTCTTGCCAATAGCCATGACCTAGATAGTCTAGATTGGCATCTTTATGCTCTGCGTAATACTGCTCATCGTACTCTAGCGCAGATAAGCCGACTAATTGCATTATTTTAGGAAGCGGAGCTTGTAAACAGTTGTATCTACTAAATCAGCAATCGCATCTACTAAATTACAGAGTTGCTCATCTTCTGGAAGGTCGTTACGAGCTTCTTTAATAAACTTTTGAAGGCTTTGTAGGTACTTAACAGGCTCTTTAGGCTGGTGATATACGCTTGGAAAAGTCGTAATCTTGTCGTAGCAACCCATATAGGCCTCTACATAAGCATCAGTTAGCTCTACGATGCCATCATAGTATTCACCTAATGCCATGTGTTTGCTAAAAGAGTCGGTAGACCAATGGAAAAAGTGCGTATTTGTCGCTGAGTGCAACAAGGTAGCAGCAAATAAAGCAACATTATCGTTCATGGAATCCCCTAAAAAAATCCCCTAGTTAAAGGGGAAAAAGCCTCACGCACCTATATTATCTTCTAAAACCGAAATGTAAACAAGGCATCCCCCACCCTTTTTAATTTCACCCCTATGTACGATTAAGACATCTATTTGTTCATCGTTATCAAATACACCAGCATCAGCCAGCGCATCCCATAAGGCTTTAATTCGATTATCTATATCTTGCTTGCGCCTGTCTTTAGGGTACAAAGTCACCTGAAATTCAAGCCTAGCAGTCCCAAGTTTAGGTACATTGTATTCAGCTACATAGTCAGATACTTGCTCTTTAAACAGTTTGCCAGCTTTACTGACAAATCTGCGATGACCATGCGTACCCCAATAATGGTTTATAGAGGGTGGGAGTGGGAGGCTAAGTACCAGCATTTAATAAGTTCTCGGTCTGTACCAGTAGTTCTTCTTCGGTAATAAGATACTCCCTTTCAAAGCGCTTTCTACCCATTCCATGAATACTGGTATTTGAGCCTCGATGGTGATAGGGGCATAGGCCGATAACAGGGGCAGCACTTCTTTTACCAGCTCGTCTAATGTGATGCAGTTCGCAGGGTGTTCCCTCATTGCCTTGATGCCTACATAATGAGCATCCCAGTTCAGCGATTTTTCTAAATTTTTCTTTTTCATCTTTGGTCATAGTTTGACATACTTAAATAAGGACTTGGGTACATCATAATAAGCCTCATGGAAGTTATCTTTTTTTACTTCTACAGTTTTAAAGGCAAATACTTCAATGCCTTTAATCCAGTAGGCATGGCTTAAATCTTCAGTCAACGCAAAAAACAATGCGTTTGGCAGTTCCAGCATCTCTAATTTACGCTTTGGGACATGGATTGTATCGAATGGGCAAGGATTCCAGGTTCGGACTTCAACCTCGATATATCCGACCTGTACCCCATCCCTGTACGCTACCAAGTCTATGCCGTACTTATCTGGATTGCCAACGCAGTCAAGACCCCATGACTTTTTAGCCCACTTAGTTATTGCTTCTCTAGCAGGTGGGTCATACTTGTCATGGAGAACCTGGTCAAACTTCTTAATCTGCATCGGCTACATCTTGGAGTTTTAATGCCATTTCTACCATTTCTTCAGCAGTTTTATAGGCCAAAGCCCATTGGTGTTTAAGCATAGCGGCTTCGTATTCTTTGCTTAACCTTCGTAATACCAGCAATGGAAGTGCGTAATCAGTCATTTAAATAATCCTTGTAATTTATTTTCTTTTCTTCAAATACTCGTTTAAGGTTCTCAATAGCCGACTTTTCAATCTTTGAGATGGTTTGCTGTCTAAGAAATAACTTTTCACCTACCTGAGTTTGACTCATTTCATAGTCATCTTCTAGCTTAGTTTTTATCATTGCAGCACCCTTGGGCTTGGTGGGGATGGTGGGGACATAGGTACTGTATAGCCAGTAGATACACCTACGGCTGCACCTGACGGCATTGCTACTTGATTGGGATAGATGGTAGCCGTACCAGTTATGTAACCTTGTGGGGTCACATACTGGGCTTGATTACCTTGAACTTGTACAAGTCCTGTTACATAACCTTGTGGGTTAGAAACAACATATTGTTGCGCTTCTGCTTGTTGTGTCCATCCACCAACCAAAAAACCTACTGCAAATATCAACACTTCTCTCATCACTTACTCCTTAAAATTATTTACAAATAGTTATCCATTGGCAGCCGCCACCACCACAAACATACTGTTGCCAGCAGTTAGCGTATTGAGCTACGGCAATAGTGAATACTCCAGCTAGTGCTACTGCTAATAGTGCTTTTTTCATGGTTTTCTCCTTAAAAAGGTACATCGTCTTTAAATTCTTTTGATACTTGTTGCGTAGGGATTGCTTTATCTTCAGGTGGGTTCAAGTAAGCCAATAAACCACCATCTTTTAGGGCAAACAACGGCAATGTTTCTAGTTTCAACATGAGGCCATGCTTGGTTTCCATTACTACACCAATGCTTTGATAGCGTTTCTTGGTTGTTCCGTCTTTGTCTTGGTACTCTGATACTGCTGCTTTTACAAAATGGGTGATAGCCATTATTTATTCTCCATAAGTTTTACTTCTACTGCTACTTCGTCTAAAAAAATCTTAATTTCTGTTTCCATGTACAAGATAAATTCTGGGTCTCTAGGTACATTTACTATCAAAAGCTGACTGCGTTCAGGCATCCTTGGGTCAAACGATACAAAGTCGCACCATTTAGCGCCAGTTACAGCCATCTGAGCTTGCATCTGAATAAAGTATTTCTTGGGTGGTTCTTTGCTTTTAAAGTATTCCCAATGCGTAGCGGAGTTAGGGCATTTAATCTCTAGCAATCCGTCTTTACCTACCAAACCATCAGGTGAGCATCCAAAGCCTTCAATAGTAGGATGGTCAATAAATGGCACTTGGTCTACAAAGTTATGGGTATTGACTTCGTAAGCTACTCTAGCCTGGGGTTCGGTTGCTGTACCCCATTCCATAGCTGCGTTGGTATATGATGGTTCGATGGCCTTGGTAGTTCGCTGTAGGGCAAGCTCAATCAGATAGTTTTGTCGACTAGCTGAAGGCCCTGTCTTTGTCTTTGCAAGTATGTCAGCTACCCTAGAAGCGGTTACTTTGCCTCTACGGAGTTCATGCCATTCTGGTGTGCCTTGTTCAATCATTTTCTACCTTCAAAAAATTTACCCAATGCTTGCATAATTGGATGACCAACAAATTCTTTTACGCATTTTTCATGCAATTTTTGATTTTTAAATAAATCTGTTTTATACCTTGCATTAAGCGCATCTCTTATGTCTTTTTCTTTGCAAGGTTTTGGATATTCATGTACAGATAAATTACCTTCCTCATCCCATACGGCATAAGTTCTAGCTTTCATTTTGCTTGCTCTATGGCCTATTTTTGGCTCAACTACTGTCAATTTCATTTACGAGCCTCTTTTTCTTTTGTCAGGATTGCGTCAAACATGGCTTTAGTTTCCCAATTCTGCTTTTTTGGCATCTTTGGCATCGGAAATCTTAGCGACTGCTGATTTGTCTTTAGACAAGGATTTATAGGCTGCACCATAGATGTCTTTCAATTCGTCAATAGTTTTGCATCCGCTAATGGCTAATGTCCATTTGTCGGCTTCTTCTGTTAAATCAGGTGTTGGCTCGTCAGGTACATCTTCACCAGCATAAATATACAAACCAAGACCATGTAAAGCGATTGCTTTGGCAAGGCAGCGTTGCATAGCTGTGTTTACATCCATAGCGTTAGGGTTGGATATAGCTTTGTTTTGGTGGTTTAAAACAGGTAGTTGGGATGTCATTGTTTTACCAAAAGCTGTAACTGAGCAAAATACCATCAAGGTATCGCCAAATTGCATAGGTGCTTGGTAGTCCCAGGTAGCTAATGGGTCTAGTTGGAGTAGTTGGTCTACTGCCCATGCCCATGACAAGTAGGTAAATTTACCTTTTTTGTCTGTATGTTCGTTAACATTAATCTTGCGAATTTCATTGTATGTAGTCATCACTTATTCCTTAAAGGTTGTTAATTACTTCTCGTTCAGTACGCTCTTCCCAGTAGGTATACAGGGCTGAGGATAATACCATGCCAGCTTCGGCAGTATCGCCATTTGCTAGTAAGGTTGCTAATGTTGCTAGGTGTTTGTTAAGAGCTTCATCTGCAATAGCATCTAGGATGTTATCTTCAGAATAAGGGTAGTTTGAGTTTTTAAGCTCATAGTCAATGCGCTCTTGAATTTCCTCGCTGTCAGCTTGGTCATCGTATGGTGCTTCGTAGTATCTATCGTTGTTCATCACTTTCTCCGTTACTTGTTAAAGTAAAACCAGTATACACTAAATTACACATTACAACAACTTCTTTACTAGGACTTTCCCTAATATTAAAAAAATATAAGATTTGCACTAGAATTATGTTATCGTACTACAAAAGAAAGGAAGTATATGAACCCAATGGATTTATTACGAATAGAGTTTAGAACTTTGGAGGCTTTGGCTGAAAAGCTAGGGATTCCAGCTAATACAGTTTACCAATGGAATAAGACCAACATTCCTACCAAGTGGATTAAAGATATTGAAGAGCTTTCAGAGCTTCGTTTGACTAGAGAACAGTTACGGCCTGACCTTTTCAAAAAGGACTGAGATGCACTATTACAAGTTCAACATAGCGGATTGGCATTTGGCTACTAGCCACCTTAGCTTAGAGGAAGAGGCTATTTACTTTAAGTTGATTAATTTTTATTACGATACTGAAAAAGCTATCCCAGTAGAAACCGATTCGGTTATTAGACGCTTACGCTTGGGTTCTTTTAGGGATATTGTTGGGATTGTTTTAAAAGAATTTTTTGTTTTGCAGGATGATGGTTGGCATCATTTACGCTGTGATGATGAGATTTTGAAGTATCACCACAAAGCTGAAGTCAATCAGCGTATAGGGAAATTGGGTGGTAGACCCAAGAAAACCGAATCGGTTTCTGTTGGGATTCCAGAAATAACCCTAACCACTAACCATAAACCAATAACCAATAACCAATATACATCTGAGTTTGAGTCTTTTTGGAAAGTCTATGACAAACCTGCTGGTAAAGCTAATGCGTTCAAGATATGGAAAACAATCAAACCTGACAACACCTTGTTAGAAACAATCCTAGCTAAAGCCACCCTTCAAGCCAGGAATGTAGAGCGCCAATTTCGTAAGGATGCTGAAAGGTGGTTAAGAGACAAGCGTTGGGAAGATGAATTAACTGCTGACAAACAAGTTAAAAAGGCATGGGAATGATTGGACACAACCAAGTAATAGCGATGCGTATGGAAGGCAAGAAGCCTAAAACTGTGTTTGTACAGTTTGGTAAGCCCTTTAATGCAGAACAAGATGTTGCTTATGGAATTATTCCTAGCGTATGGATTTCAGATAAAGACAATCCAAAGTTAACGGATTTGACCTGGGCTAAAGGTTTAAATATTCAAATCATGCCAGCTAAGGATATTGAGCAGTTTGTAAAGTGGTGGGTAGCGCTAGTGGATGCCGATGTAAATACAATCATTGGCCTTGATAACGATGGAGAAATTAATGTTCATAGAAAGTGATGATATTGATTGGGTTAAATACTCAAAAGATACGGATGTAAAACGAAAGATTAGAGAAAAGGCTGATTACAACGAGTCTTTAGATGATTATTTTGCTGGAAACTTATACGCTAAAGGGTGCGAATTACCTTGGGAAAAAGCTAAACATATCTCAATTAGACCTTCTGAAGTCAGTCTTTGGGCTGGTGTAAACGGACATGGCAAGTCATTATTGCTAGGCCAGGTCGTACTAGGATTGGTAAAACAAGGTCAAAAATGCCTTATTGCCAGCTTTGAGATGAGGCCAGAGATTACTTTAGCTAGAATGGTAAGACAGGCTACAGGTCAAAAAAAGCCAGCTCCAACTGCTACACAGGCGTTCTCACAATGGAAAAAAGACCACCTTTACCTATACGACCATCATGGGATGATTGATGTTGAGCAAATGCTTGCAGTATGTCGTTACGCAACAACAGAGTTGGGAATCAACCAAATCGTCATAGACAGCCTTATGAAGTGCGTTAAGGGTGAGGATGACATGAATGGTCAAAAGGACTTTGTAAACGCCTTGTGCGCCATTGCAAGGGATTCTGGAGTGCATATACACCTGGTTCATCACATGAGAAAAGCAAATGATGAAAGAAGTATTGGTGGAAAATTTGATTTGAAGGGTTCAGGTTCAATTACCGACCAAGCCGACAATGTATTTATTGTTTGGAAAAATAAAGAAAAAGCGCAGATTGTTGCAGAAAACCCACATCATTTTGATAGAGAAGTGCCAGATGCAGTATTGGTCTGTGAAAAACAACGAAATGGCGAATGGGAAGGCAAGCTAAAGCTATGGTTTGACTACAAGAGCCAGCAGTACATTGAAGAAGCAGATACACCGATACATCATTATTTGGAGAATTAAATGCAAGATATTGACCCAAACCAAGCAGTAGACTTTTTGCTTAAAAATGCTGGATTATTTGCTAAAGCTAAAGCAGAGCGTATTTACCTTGAAGAGTTCCGTAAGTCTAAAAAGGCTTTATTAATGCAAGAAGCGTTTTTGGCAGGTGTAGATACTATGGCAGGCCAAGAGCGAGACGCTTATGCTAGAAGCGAATACAGAGAGCTTTTAGAAGGTTTAAAAGCTGCCGTAGAAACAGAAGAAAAGTTAAAATTTCAATTAATTGGAGCGCAGTTAAGAGTTGATATTTGGAGAACTAACCAGGCTAACAACCGCTTTATTGAAAAGGCTACAGCATGACCAAAAATGACCAAAGTTTGTTAAAACAAATGATTGCTGCTGGACACTTCAGCTATGATATTTACTAGCTTTTAGTAGAACATAACAAGATTGTTGCTAAAGAAATGATAGAAAAGATGGGTGAGAAGTGGTGTTTGCACCCTAAAAACGCAGTAAAACGCTTAGAAACTCCGTTGCCTGTATTGAACAGAGAATCTAAGGTCTTAAAGCGTAAAAAAGAAAAAGAACCAATTCCGTTTGGAGGCTGGTTATAGGGCGGTTAGGCAGACACTAGAGGATGTAGCAAGTAGAGACTTTTTCTGCCTTCTTATCTACAAGTAGTAGCTACTAAATCTACGCCCTAGCCATTTCTAAGGCTTTCTCTTTAACTTCTGCAACCCTTCTTGACCAACCCTTACCAAATACAGGGAAGGCTTTAAGGGATTGTAAAAACTCTAAGCGTCTTGCTGAGAACAGGGAAATGACCTTTTCAGGGTCTTTCTCTGCTTCTTTTACTAATGCAGCAGTAATAGAGCCGTAACCGCCATCAGGAGTAGCCCCAACAGTTTGCTGGAGAAGTTTAATGGCTCGCCCAACACCTGAGTTAACAGCGACATCAAAAACGCAATAGTCAAGACCAGATATAAGCTCATCAGCTCTGCAAGCATCCCAATACTTTCGTTTGTATAGTGGAGCTACCATTGTAGGCGTTAAGTTACGCATCTCTTTTTCAGCAACATCATGGCCTACCCATTCTTCCCATACCCTTTTAGTAACACCAAGGTTGGTCATGCCACCTGGGTCATCAGGATGGTTTACATAGCCACCTTCATGCACTAACAACATCTCTAAACACTTTTCAAAATTACTGTTCATCGTTCTGTCCTAATTTAATACCTGTAATTAATCCAATAAATCCACCAATAATGGTCTGAAACGCAGGTGTAATGGCTTCAAATATCTTGTCGTTACTGACATCAGCATCAAACATACCAGCCATCATTGTGCCAACCATGCCTAAAACCACTACGCATAGAGTCAAAGTTACTATCAAAGTAACCCAAGTGCTTAACTTATTCTTTTCCATTTTTATTCTTTGAATCCATGATTTTTTCTAAAGAACGACCACCAAAGTAAGCAGTCATTACCAACATACCCCATTGGCCTAGTAATTCTACATAAGCACCCCTAGTTTCATGGCCTAACATGGACATAAACGCAAAGAATGTATATACAGCTAGGATAAATATAAGGGTAAGTGGTCGGATGTTTTTAGCTAAAAAGCTGTCTGTAGAGGCATCAGCTTTCCATCGGTCAGAGATGTTATTAGCCTCGTTCATATCAGCTTGTAGTTCAGCTAATTTGCCGTCTTGGGCTAGTTTTTGTAGTTCTAATTGAGCAGCAGCTTTAGCGGCAGGGTCAGGAATCACTTTATCAATGATTTTAAGACCTGCTCCTATGATGTCATCTATTCCAAACATTATCTAAATCCACTTAGTCTTGGTGAAAATACGAATGTAGCTTGCCATGTATCAGGTTTAGGTTGCACTCCATCATCGACCAGACCCATGATATTCCAGCCAAGATTAACCAAGAAGCACCTGTCAGTATTAGCAATCCGCTTAATAAAACGAAACTGAAACAAGCCATTAGCTCGAACAAAACACCAACCAGCTTTTGCGTTATCGTTGTCTTTAATGGTTTTATCGCCATAAACTTGTGTGTAATAAGGGTTTGTAAGGTATCTTAAAGCAAAAGAATAGCAAGGATTTCTCCATAACCACTTTACTTTAGACCAGTAAGAACGACCATTAATTGCTTGAAATGTAGCATCTCCGTCTAAACTGTTATCAGGGGTCATAAACCAGTTAAGCCATTTAGGAAGTCTAGGGCCAACACCCCATACAGAATGATTGTCTAGCCAGCCGTCTTGTTGAGTGGCAAATAAAGGCATGATAGGTGCTGTTATCAGGGCTACCAAGCTCAAAACAAGGCTTATAGGTACTAAGACTATATAAATTAAATAAATCATTTATCACCCCAAACTATGATGTACGCTATCCATGCTGCCACAAGAAAACACATAAACTGTGCTCTACGAATATTCTTTAAATCTCCGTCAAACTCAGCTTTTTCCTTTTTTTCTAATTCTTCAAGTTCTCGTTTGATTTTCAAGATTTCAGCCCATTCTTTCTCGCCAGTAGTCGTATTTTTGAATTGTCGTAAGAAGTCTACTTTTAACTTGTATTCTTCTTCGCTTATCAACTTACGCTGACGGTATTCAGCTAAAGCCTTGTGTATTGCTAACCGCTTCTTTACTTCTGCTTCTCTTTTAGCCCTTAGCCGTTCTTGGGCCTTTTGCTGGGCTACATCTAATCCATCTTTTTGTATTGCTTCAACTTGCTTAGTAAGTGATTTAGCACTTTCCCTAGCTGAATCCATGCTACCTGTAAGTGCTTTAACATCAAAGTCGGACACATTACTTGCCTGTAAAGTAGTGTATTACCCATCCAGCTACTGTGCTAAACCCTGATACAACTAACATTCCCATCCAAAAGCCACCTCGACCTTGATTAGCTAAAGCAATAAGGTGTTCAAGATTGCCTTCCATCTTGTCCATCTTTTTTTCCATAGCATCAAACTTTTGCTCGTAGTTTTCTACTTTTTGCCATAAAACACCATAGCGAACAAGGTCGATTTTGCCGTCATCCATGATTACTGTACTACTTCATCCACTTTAGCCAATGATTCTCTAAGCATAGTTAGAAAAGCGTTTTTTCCTACTTGGAGCTGGTCTAAATTAAATGCAGTAGAGCTAATTTTGCGGTCTAAATCAACAAGATGGTTCACCATAGCTTGTTGCTCTGGCTTCATATCTTCAAAATCGTAATTTACATCGTCAATCGTAACTTGGTTTTTGTTTATCTTTTCCATGTTATTTTCCTTAGTTAAAAAATTATTGTGCTGCTGCTTGTAGTGGTGCTAAATCTTCTGTAGTCCAAAAGTCTTTAGCAAGCATAATATTTAAATGCTCTTTGTTACGAGCAATTGTGTCAGCCCACTCAGCGTCTTCTACACCCTCTGGTTTTGCACCGTTGATAAGTGCTACAGAGTCAAGCGCTGCCTTGTAATGCTGTGCAATTTGCTCTGCTGTTTGCTGTTCTACTGCTGGTTGAATGATATCAGTCATTTTATTTTCCTTCTAACGCATTTAAGCGAGTTGTTAATTGTTCAATTAATGCTTGCTGCTCTTGAATTGCTTTGACCAAAGGCGATATAAACATTTCACGGCTAATTGCTTGAATACCCTCATGGTTTCCAGCATCCCATCCATTAAATGTGCTACACCCTTCAGCATCTAAAGCCGCCTTGACTTCTTGTGCCACAAAGCCATGCATAACAGTTTCTGTATCACGTTCATTTGTCTCGTTGTAATACGGAAGACTTTTATCAATTTCGTTGCTTGGTTTCCATTGGTATGTAACAGGATTTAAACGACATACAAAAGAAAGCCCAAGATTATCTGTTTGAATGTTTTTCTTTAAACGACCATCTGAAGTTTGTGTCCATGTTGCATTTGTTTTATAGGCGTTATAAATTTTGCCTGTATTTGCGCCCATAGTAATATATGAATCAGACTGTCCTGTTACTCCGTAACCAATAACAATTTCTGCATCTGTATTACTTCCAGATGGATTTGCGGCAGAACCAATAACTGTGCATCTATCGCCATTAGTTGAAGTAGTATTTGCATTTCTTCCAATGGCTATATGATTTGTTGATGTAATTGCATATCCAGCACCAGCACCAATTATTGTGTTATTTGTTCCAGTTGTATTACTATAAAGTGCCTGATAACCTATGGCTGTTGTATTTACGCCCGTGGTTGAGTTTGCCGCTTGATAACCATAGAACGCAAGACCTGATGTATCCTGTTTTCCATACACGGTTCCTAGTGCGGTTTGTGTAGCCGCAGATGCACTACCTGTAGGAACAGAAGCCCATGCCCCACTAACATATTGGTCTAGTTGACCAGTCGTAGAGTTATAGCCAATTAGACCGTTGGCAGGTGATGAAGGGCGTGTGGCTGTTGTCCATGTAGGAAGAAACGCGCCGTTCGTTCCATCAAGCGTCATTGCCATTATTTATTCTCCAAAGCCACTATACGGGCGGTTAGTGCTGTGATTGTTGCGGCTTGTGTGTCGTTAATTGCTTTGAGTTCTTGGATGGCGGCTGTTAGTGTTGCTACTAGGAATGAAGTATCTACGCCTTGGTGTATGGGGTTGTTGTCTGCATCCACAGCATCTTTAGCCCCTGCGACTGCATGAGGACAAACTTCTGCCAATTCATGCGCTATAAAGCCTTCACCATCAGTGCCATCTGTTTTCCATTTATATGTGCATGGTTTTAACAGGGCAACCTTTGCCAATGCGCCTGTCATGGGGGCAATGTTTTCTTTTAATCGGTAATCAGATGAAGTGTTGTAAGAAGTGGAAGTACCTGATGTTTGAATTGACCCAACTCCACCATTTGGATTGTTAAAACTCTGCAACGCTCTAGCATCAGTTGTTGATTGGTTCATCCTTAGTTGCCAACGATTTTCACCATCGTTAATAAACCCAGAACCACCGCCACTAGTGTTTGGCGCAGAAGTAGTGCCAATTAAAAAATCACCAACCGCAGTTATACGAACACGCTCATCAACAGTTGCTTCGTTTGCTCTTGTACCAAACACTATATTATTGGCTGAATTACCAGATGTGTTTGTTTGTATAGAACCAATATAAGCCATTGGTGTTGTTGAATCTATACGACAAAAGTTAATAACCCCAGAATAATAGCCAGTGTTATTTTCAGTATTAACAAGTTGCAAACAAGCGGCAGTTACCGCAGTTGTTGAGGTAGATGAATAACTTACATCAAGTGTTTTGTTAGGAGTAGATGTACCAATTCCAACTTTGCCCGTGTTGTAATAAATATTAGAACCAGATGTAGTCCATTGGCTTGATGCCGCAGTTGTCCATGTAGGCGATGCACCAGACCCACCTGATGTTAGGAACTGACCACTTGTACCATAACTAGGGCTACTTCCTACGCCTATTGCCTGTGTTGTGTTTATTGTTAACGCAGTAGTAGCCGTACCGCCAGCAGTTGTGGTTTGTAAAGCAAGCGTGCCGTCGTTACTGCCCGTCGTCTTAATACCAGCACTACCGCTCGATACACCATTGTCGGACAGGATTGTTGCTGGCATTATCTATTCTCCAAAGCCGTAATGCGGGCGGTTAGTGTGTCGTTCAGTGCTTTAAGGTCTTTAATAGCGTTGACCATGTGCCAGAAGATATTGTCCGAGTCTACGGAGATAACGCCCGTGCTTTCTGTTTTTACGCAGTCTGGGCAGACCTCTTGCAATTCTTGCGCTATCACGCCTAACTGAACACCTTGTTTGTCGATGACTGTATGCTTTGGTAACTCTGTGACTTCATCTTCTGTGCGGTATTCAAAGTTACGCACCCGAATCTGATTTACTATATCTAAACCTTCTGTGTTATCAACGATATTCTTTTTAAGCCTAAAGTCAGATGTAGTTGCCCATGAAGATGAATTAGCTCCGTTATAAGTACCACCACCATTAGCGTTAATGAAAGCGGTACTTGAGCCTTTGCCTGTTGGCCCGTTGCC